ATGTTTTGTCGGTTCACAAACAACAGCGCTTTCCACTAGCCCGTCGTCGTCTTTTATTTCTGCTGAGTATGTAGCACTATCATCATCATACCATATTTTTACTTGCCTCATTTTGTCGCCTCCTCTTTTTTATTATTATTTAATACACTATTTGTGCCAAGTTGAAAATAACATTATAATTTATAAGTCATTGAATTAATACGTGGTTATATTCACAAGCGCAGTGTTGATTTTCGCTGATTTTTGGCAGGTGCGTAAAGAATTACACACCCAGAAAACAAGCGCAATGATTTTAATTAGTTACGGTGCGTAGAAGATTACGCAGTGTGTAAAATATTATGCAGTTATGTGCGTATAATTTAAAAATAAATATCACTAGCAATATTATGTAGTTAAGCGATAAAACAGTGAAAAGGCGTATATGCTTAGTGATATATAATTATAAACCTTGTTGGATTTATCCCAGGGCAAACCGGAAGGCACTAACACTGCGGCGGTATAATTGGCCGCCAAGCATAAAACATTCCGGTTTTGGCTTTATACATGAAAAGATTAAACAACCTATTTATTTCATTGCTGGCAATTCCTTCAAGGCGAACCATGACAGAAAAAGAACTTGACGACATAGCGCAAGATCAAGAGACAATGGGCTGGAATGATATTATTGTTGTATTCAGGATAAAGGAAAAGCCGCAAGTGTATATTGATAATGATGGTAAGCTAATTAACCTTTGTCCGCCGTGCTATACTTATTTACAATGATCAAAGACAAGGGCAGACTTGAGAAAATGGCTCTAAAAGCATTTTAACGTGGTTACTTAATAACCAATTAACACAAAACAGGTTAAAAAGCACAAAACAAGCTACAAGAGATTAAACACTATTAACCCAAGACAAAGGCATTAAGACGCTTTAAAGCATAAGAGGGCTAAACACACAAAAAGGGCTAAAATGCTAAAAGATACGAAGAGCGATGGCAAGCAAGAAATGATAAGGAAAAGCGGTGGAATGAGTTTGCCAGTTAATGTAAAGATTATTTGCAACTGTGGCGTAATTGACACACTAGGTCAGAATGAACTGTGGCTTTTTTGACACAGTAACGAATAGCGCAAAGCGGATACTTTTTACCCATGACTGACAAACAGAGATTAGATTGGCTGGAAGCACAAGAGGGATGCGGGCCGGAAGTTGGGCTGTTGCCATGTTTGGGATGCAAAACGTCCCTGTTGATTTTCCGAGCGATATCGAGGCGCGTTATCTAATCGAGAAGCAGGACTGGCAAAGCTCTATTCGCAAGGCCATTGACTACGCCATCAAACAGGCAGAATAAGACATGACGCCTGACGAGTTCGGCATTATAAAGGGAGCTTTCTGCCGCGTGAATAGGCATATACCGTCCGAGGGGTATTCAGCCTCATACGGTGCGCAAGGGATTTAAGGGCTCTTGGCTATGGATTTCCGGAAAAGAGGGCTTAAAATGGCGTTTAAATTGATTTGTGATAGGGGTACGGGGGGGGGTCGTGATAGGGGTAGCAATCACTTGAGGGGTCGAATAGGACTTCACTCCGAGATTTTCGGGTAATTTAGGAGAATTCAAAAATGCTTAAGGTAGTTTATTTCAGTACAGGGCTGTGGTTAGCTGGTGGATATGAGAAGAGGAATGGTGTTGGGGTTATCAAAATGCCGAGGTATTATCATGTAATGGGTGAGAAGCACGGATTTATGTCACTGCCGGGGAATCCGAAGAGTGTTATTTTGAGTGAATACGGATTTATTTATGATTTAGAGCAGGGCAGTGAGTTGTGGAATTTGTATTTTGAGAGATTGCGTGCGGAGCGTGCGTATATGGAAGATTTATTGAGGGCTAAGGATGAGGGAGAAGATTCGGGAGTATCTGATGAATCAGGGGTTCGGGCTGTTTCTGGAGGGGTGCAAGTTGAACCCGCAGCATAGGAGAGATTATGCCGAAGGGAACGAAGGTGGAAAGTCTTTATCGTCGCCTGCTCAAAGAGGGATATTCCAAAGAGTCGGCGGCGAGGATAGCTCAGGGAAGAACTGGTATGTCGTTGAAGACGGGAAAAAAGTCTAAGGGTGGAAGATAAGAAAAGGCCACGCGGCAGGCCGAGTGAGCCGCTGATTGACGATGTTAAGCTTATGCAGTTGCGCCGTGAGAAGATGTCACGGCAGAAGTGTGCTGATTATTTTGGCGTAAGTCTTTCTTCGATTAAGGTTGCTGAAAAGCGGATAGTCAAGAAACTGACCAATTCTCCGATGGTCGTAGATCAGGATGTAAAGTCGGGAATTGACGCTTTGACGCAGTTGGTGCTGATTAACAAGAAAATGCTGCACCAGTTGGAACGAAGTGAGAAACTGATAAACCGTGAGGAACTTAAATCGGCTGATTGCGACAAGGCTTATGCTGAGGCTAAAGATGGGGGTTTTGAAGCACAGGCGGTTTTAGATAAAATATGGACGAATAACCTGAAGTCAGCATTAGCAATACAAACCAATGTTGTAAATATTTCAGGTGAGATTCGTAAGCAGATTGAACTCCAGATGAAAATTATGGAGACGCTCTTTAACATACAGATGCAGCAGGAATTTCAGGCGGAAGTTATAGAGGTTCTAAAGACAGCCGATGAGATTGTTGCACAGACGCTTATAGAGAAGCTGAAGGAACGGAAAGCGTTGAGGGGACTGGTTAAGATTTAATGGTGACAAAGGCGGAAGTAAGGGACAGCCTATTCAGTGATTTATTGACCGCCATTAACCAACAGGTTATTTCAGCGGAAACCGCGCCACCGGAATTCAGTGACTGGCTTATCAAGGAAAATGTTATACTTGATGGCAAACCGTTTTCATTTAAGGGGCACGAATACCTGATAGAGCCTTACAAAGACATGCACCCATTTCAGGTGGAGATTAAAGCCACACAGTTAGGGTTAACGTCTAAGGCTTTATTAAGAGTTCTTTACGGATGCAGATACGGCAATTACAGGGGTATTGCCTATTTGTTTCCTTCGAGAACTGATGTAACCGACTTATCCAGAACAAGGCTTACTCCGCTTATCGAGGACAATCCGGGGAATATCGGGCAGTGGATAAGAGATACCGACTCCGCGAATGTCAAAAAGATATGGAATAGTTTTCTGTATCTAAGAGGCATGAAAAGCCGGGTTGGTCTAAAGTCTGTGCCGATTGATTTTGAAGTGTTTGACGAACTTGACGAAGCGCCGCCAAATTCGGTTGATATGGCTCTTGAAAGAATGGCGCACTCCGAACAGGGACATTTGCTTTTTCTTTCAAACCCGACAACGCCGGATTACGGAATAGATAGGCTATTCCAAACCACAGACCAGCAGTATTGGTTATTGAAATGTCCGGCGTGTAACGAATACACTAATTTAGTGGACACTTTTCCAGAGTGCCTGCAAACGGTGAGGGGAAGAACTTACAGGGCTTGCATGAAATGCGGTCAGGAACTTGACCCGGCGAAAGGTGAGTGGGTTGCGAAATATCCGCATATCACTGAAAAAAGAGGGAGGCAATACTCACAGTTATTCTCTCAATATAAGATAAATTCGCCTGAGAATATACTACACCGGTTCAGGACGACAAATAACCTGACTGACTTTTATAACCTGAAGATAGGTGTTGCGTACGTTGATGCGCATTTCAGGTTGTCGTTACAGCAGGTGTATGATTGCTGCACAAGCGGTGGAATGGAAAGTTCTTCAGAGAAGGGCTGCTACATGGGAGTTGACCAAGGAAACAACCTTCATGTGGTTATCGGAAGACGGCACGAGAAGAGGCGTGGAGAGATAATTTACGTTGATGTTCTGAAGGGGAATAACCAACAGGACGCAAAAGACGATAGCGGTTGGAGGCAGCTTGACGAACTTATGAACCGGTTTCATGTTTTGAGATGCGTTGTCGATGCCATGCCGAATACGAAAGCCGCTAGGAACTTTTCAGAGAGATTTCCCGGTAGAGTTTTTCTTTGCTACTACAACGAACATCAGAAGGGAAACTATCGCTGGAATGAAAAGGAAATGATTGTTCACGCAAACAGAACAGAGTCTCTTGATTCTTCGCATAGGGAGATTGCGGAACAGTTAGTTTATCTTCCGAGGCAGTCAGACATGATACAGAAGTTTGCTTTTCACCTGCATAATGTTGCAAAGAAGCTGATTGAAGACGATGATACCGGAAGCCAAAGATATGTTTATTTGAAATTGGGCGAAGACCACTTTAGACACGCTTTTAACTATGAGGCTATGGCAAGACAGGATTCACCGGAACTTATTTTTTCGGAGCTATTGTGAAAATCATAGCCGGAATGTCATGGCCTGAAGACGGGTATCCTGCTTTTCTTTGTGTGGTTAAAACAGGGATTAAAAAGAACGATGAGAAGTTTAAAAACCCTGAAGAGATTATCAGAATCACAGAAGAGTTTGAAGAAGTAACCGTAAGCAAGTTGTTCGAGAAGTTAAGGGGGATAATAGGGCTTACACATATTTATACAAAGTATGGGAAAAAGTATATTTCGTATATTAACGAATTTCGCAGATGGAAATACTCGAATAACAGCAACATACTTTTACATACTTCGAGCGTGTCTTCTTTTGAAGCGGGAATACTGACGATTAAAGACATGGTAACTGACGGTAGGTTAATGTTTTGCGACAACTCAAAAGTAAAAAATCAATTACAGATTTTTTCTAAATTGAGTTTAGATAATGAGAGTGAGTTCTATGCGGTTTCAGCTTTAACGAACTGCATAGGTATTTTTAAAAAACGGGATTCGGTTGTAACAAGCCAATCCCAAAACCCTAAAGCATGGCACTAATAAGTACACTATGTTTTAGAATCTTCGTGGATACATAAGCCCACAAGGAGGAAAAATGTCAAAGAACTACAAGAGCATTGAAAAGGAAGAAGCTGCTGCCAATGAACTTTGGCGCAAGACTTACGAACCTGAAGCGGCTGAAGATGAAACTGAAAAGGAAGAATTTAAGGCTGCTGAAGTGCAAGAACCTGCTCCATCTGAAGTAATCAAAGACGGAATACAGGAAAAAGAGGTTACTCCCGAACCGGAGAAAGAACCAGAAGTTCCAAAAAAGGTAGAGGCAGAACCTGAAAAAGATTACAAACAAATGTACAAAACCCTAGAGGGCAAGTACAGGGCTGAAGTGCCGGAACTCCATAAAAACGTAAAGCATTGGAAAGACAATGCGATACAGCTTTCGGATAAGATTTCGGAACTTGAAAAGAAGATTAGCGACATTGAATCTTCATCCAGCCGTTCAGAAATTAAAGGTGATTTGGATGCTCTGGAAGCAGAATATCCCGACATTGGCAAGACTATCCGCAAGATTGAGGAAAGACATGCCCGCGAGTTAGCCGCACGTGATACGTATTGGCAGACTCAGTTAAACAAATCTCTTGCACCAATGCAAGCCGATTTGAACATGGCGAGAGAATCACGCTTTGATGCTGATATGGTTAGATTTGGAGTTCCAAATTGGCGCGAAATAAATATAGACCCGGAGTTTATTGATTACTTAAATGCTCCAACGCCTTACGGCAGAAAAACAAAGCTGGAACTTTTGCAGGAAGCGGGAAGTGCGCTTGATGCTGAAGTTGCCTCAAAGTTTTTCTTGGAATACATGAATACAAAAACTCCTGCGGGGAAGCCCGTTGATGGACAGGAAAAGTTAAAAAAATATGTCGCTCCGCCTAAAGCAGAAACAGGTGCTAATTCAAAAGGCGGTAGCGGAAAACCAGAATTAACGATTGCAATGTATGAGAAATTCTATAAAGAAACATCTAAACCCGGAAGATATAACCCGAAAAACTGGTTCGGCAAAACAGAAGCTGAAATGGAAGCTATGCTGGAAGCCGCGCTTGTTAAGGGCGAACTTAAACGGTAATTTTATAGACCGACTCTGTTGCATTGTTAATTCTCTAAAAAAAATTAAACAAGGAGAATATATATAATGAGTGTTGACAGAGTTGTTGGTCATCCAGATTATAGCTCCGCTGGTAGTTCTAAGTTTATTAGTGAAATTTGGTCTGCGAAAATGCAGAAGAAATTTTACAATGCTTGTAACCTCACGGCTATAAGTAACACTGATTACCAAAATGAGATTAAAAATCAGGGTGATACAGTTATTATCAGAGGTATTCCCGATATTTCTATCGGTGATTACAAGAAGGGTATGACTCTTGACATTCAGCATCCAGAACAGGCTGCTGTTACTATGCTTATTGACAAAGGTAAGTATTTTAACATCTATGTTGATGATGTTGATTCAGTCCAGAGTGATATTGATTTACTAAACAAATTTACAGATGCGGCTGGTAGAGATAACGCTATTGCCGTTGAAACTGATGTTCTTGCGACCATGCCCGCTGGTGCGCATGCGAGCAACTATGGTGCGAATGCCGGAGCTATTTCGGCTGGTTTTAACCTTGGTGCTTCCGGTTCGCCTATTCAGATTACTGCGGCTAATGTCCTTGATTACATCGTGGATTGCGGCACGGTTCTGGGTGAGAACAAAGTGCAGGACGAAGATTGCTGGATGCTCGTTCCCGAATGGATGGCTGGACTTATTCAGAAATCCGACCTTCAGGACGCTTCACTTTCCGGCGATTCCAAGTCCGTGTTAAGAAGTAATCTGCTCGGCAAGATTGGCAGATTCAATATATTAAAATCTAACCTTTTACCTACTGTTGCGGCTACGACCGATGCTTCAGGGTTCAAATGTTACTATGTAATGTTTGGACACAAGGACGCTACCAGTTTTGCCAACCAGTATATTAAGGTTCAGAAACTGACTTCCGAATTGACATTCGCACAGATTGTGCGTGGTCTTAATGTCTATGGAAGCAAAGTAGTCAATTCTCAGGGTCTTGGCTATATGTATGTTCGCAAATAAGGAGGAACTGATTTAACATAGGGGGCTGGATAAACCAGCCCCTTTAACTTGTAGGAGATGAGGTCTAAATTCTTCACTCCGAATAAATGAGGAAAAATAAATGGGTAATTACAGGTATCAGAGTTTCGGCGCAAAGAATCTTTATTGCGAGAAACTTCTAAATCAGTACGGCGGAGACATTACTCCCGGCGTAAACCCCTATGGTGGTATGGACTATTATGTTGATAACAACTATGGTTCAGATGGCAATGATGGTTTATCTTGGGATACTCCGAAGAAAACACTGGCGCAGGCTATTACGCTGAGTAACGCAAATATAGCTGCTGATGCTCGTGGTTATGGTCGTGGCTGGGCATCTCGCAATAGAATATTCTATCGTGCAGATACTGAAACCGCTGACCTTGTGGCGTTCCCGAATAAGTGTGACGTTATCGGCGTTGGTTCTTACGATGCCAATGTAAGCCCCGGTATTACCGGAAATCATGTTCCTGTTAATGCTGGCAACTATGGTACGAGATTCTTCAATGTCTGGTTCAAAGCGCCAGCTGATGCGTCTCCGATTGTTACTTTGGCAAGTTCTTCAAGTGGTATTCAGTTTATCGGTTGTACGTTTGATGCTACGGCAACGACTACGATTGGTATTCAGGCAACTGCTTCTCCGTTCTTGAAGGTTCTTGGATGCGATTTCCGTGGTGCGTTTGTAACGTCTTACATTACATTCGGTGCTGGCGAAGCTGGTAGAACAATCATTGACGGTAACATTATGACTGATTCTGCGGCTGCTGGTATTGTTGTTAATATTTCTACGACTACTTCTTGGGCGAGCATAATCTCCAATAACTTCTTGCAGGCAACTGCTCTGGTTATTGACGATAACTCAGATTTGTTCTACATATATAATAACCATATTGTAGAGCTTACTGACGACTATACTACGGCTCTTGATGTTAATGCTGCTCGTTGCGTGGGTAATACTATTACTACACCTAACGTTGCAAGTCCGTATCCGGTTCTTGATACTACAACCTAATGGTTGTTAATATCGTAGGAAGAGGTAAAGGATGGGAAGAGTCTCCACGCAATGAACTTGTGTGGGGACTCACTCTCATCAACCTGCAAAGACCTGTTGACCTAGTTATAGATATGAATGTCTATGATGACGGTAGGTGGGGAGAGATAGAAAGACTTGGAGCTATTACGTCTAGGAAACTCGCTGAGAAAAATAACATACCTTATATATGCTTGGATAACTATCCGCTTGATGATATTCTTGACTATTTTAAGGTAGATTATTTTAACAGCACCGTTGATTATGCGATAGCCCTTGCCATATATGAGAAATACACCCAGATAAAATGCTGGGGAGTTAATATGGCAAACAACACTGAATACGCTGAGCAGAAAGGTGGCGTGGAATTCTGGCTTGGTTACGCAATGGGAACTGGCATTGAAACACAGGTCAATGGTTCTTTTAGCAGAATTCTCAAGACTAAAGACGGTAAAATGTACGGATATGATTTGCCGCAAAAAGGCTTGTTATGAAATATAAAATTTTACTTAAAGATGGGGTCGGCTCACCTTTTGGCTGGACTCCTGAATTAGAGAAGTTTCCCGGAATGGAACTTAGAGAAGTTACCAAAGAGGAACTTCAGGCAATCCTTGCAGGACAGGGGTTAGAACTTGTTGAGCCAAAACAAGAAGAACCGAAAAAGGTTGTAACCGAATCCAGACCCGGAAAGGGTTGGGTTAAGAACACAAAAGGTAAATGGGTAAGAAAGACTGGCGCTGAAAAGCAGACCAAAAAGACTAAATCAGCACCGGTCTCTGATATGAGTCATGGTGCTTCAGGAGACGCAAATGACTCTACAGGAAATAGTTAATGCCGCAAGGCGGAAACTAAATAACTATGAAGTTCCCTATCTTTGGATAGATGAGGAACTTGTTTATTACTGTAATGAAGTAATAAACAATATTTGTCGTGAAGCACTCGTATTCGAGGAGCAACTCGATAGCACTGCCTGTGAAATCATTACGGCAGACGCCGTAAACAACTACGCACTTGACGATGACGTTATTTACGTTACGTCAGCTAAGGTAGTTACAAAAGAACTAATAACTCTTTCCGATGCACCTGCCGCTGATTGGGAAGCAGGTGATACGATTACAGGCGGCTCTAGTTCTGTAACCTCAACAATCGACTCCAAATTAACAGACTACAAATACATTATTTATAACCGTTCAGGTGCTTACACTGCTGCGGAAATCCTTACTAATGGCACTTATACCGCAGGTCAGGATGCTGGTTATCCTATTGTATCTGATTACGAATCTTCATACCTTAAAAAGAAATCAATTACAGAAATGGTTAATCCAGATTGGCAAGCCGATACAGCCGATGAGCCAATATGGTACATGCTCGATTATAAGAATGGGTATATTACGTTATATCCAACACCAGACGATGTTTATACAATAAGACTTGGTGTTTACAAATATCCGGCTACAGCCATGACTACTACAAGCATGTCTTCGCAAACGCCAACAATCGCTGCCAAATATCACCCGATGATTGTTGACGGAATTGTTGCTATGGCTTTTATGAAGCATGGTGAACAGACGTTTAATGAAAAGATGGCTTCAATATATAACGCCCTATTTAACAAACAAATGAGCGATTTAAAAAGAAAAAACTTGCAATACAAGGGACTTGAAAGAACCGTTAATCTTCACAAAGGATTTATGTAATGGCTAATAATTTTTACCCATGCACTTCATTAGACGGAATATCCGCAGGATGTTTACAGGGCATTCTGGGTAGTGGGCTTGCTGATGGTGATGTTGCATTAGTTCCCGTGTCTGGTAATTACTTTTATCTTTATCGTCTTAATGCTACTTCAGGCGCAGCAGAATCACTTCCTGATATTGTCTCTCCTGCCAGCACAGCAGGCGATAAAAGATGGGAGCTGTGCTATTCATTTAAAACAGCCCTATTAGATATCTCCGAAACGTATAATACTGCAATACTTTCTGGAGATACCCTTACGGCAAATAAGGCGTTAACACTTATTCTTGGCGATGCTGACAGGCAGATAACTCTTTCAGGTAATCCTACTCTTGCTGATTGGTTTGACCAATCCGTTAAAACAACGGCAAGCCCTACATTTGCCAATATCACAGATAGCGGATTAACTGCTTCCAAACCGGTATTTACTGATGCAAACAAAAAATTGGTTTCTACGGGAACGCTTGGTGTAGATCAAGGCGGGACAGGGGCTATTACGCTTACCGATCATGGTGTTCTCTTGGGTTCTGGAACTGACCCCATCACGGCTCTTGGAGCTATGACCAACGGGCAACTGATAATTGGTTCTACCGGCGCTGACCCTGTTGTAGCGAGTATCACAGACGGAGAAGGCATTGACACCACAGCAGGCGCAGGGACGCTTACCATTGCGTGTGAGGATGCAAGCACAAGTAATAAGGGTGTTGTTAAACTCGCTGGAAACACTAAAGCCCTTGCAGGGACTGATACAGCAAGCGCTGTGACACCCGACGATTTGAATTATGTCCTAGACCGCAGGATTCAGCAATACTACGGAGTCTCTTGGAATGAATCAGCAGACACTTACGTTCGGACAGGCTCAACCGCTGGTCAGCCTTGCGGAGTGACTTTAGCGGATGCTTTTCTTCCTGTTCAGAGAAGAATGAGAGGATGCGTTGTCGCTGATGACGGAACGGTAAACTATTACCTTTGTGCTACGGACTGGACAAAGAAAGAGGACGGCACAACTGCTTCCAACCTTGACGGAACAGACGGTCAGGTCATGGTTGAGATACCGAAGTTCTGGTATCGCTATGGATACAGCGGAACCACTCATACTTGGGAAGTCTCACCTGTACCCTTAGCTGGGTTTAAAGTCCACGAAATGTTTATGAGTGATGACACCGAGAAAGACTATGTCTATGTCGGAGCTTATGAAGCAAGTCTTTATGACGTTTCAGCGACTAAATATGTCGGTCAGTGCTATCAGACTTCCGTGAGTGCGGTGTTTGCAACCTCTGATGATTCAATCACGATTGCTACAAGAACAGGTTGGGCTACGGCTCTTGCAGTCGGGCAGAAACTTGTTATTACTGGAACTTCAAAGAACAACGCTACCGTGACAGTCAAGACGATTGAATCGGCTACTAAAATCACAGTTGATGAAAACCTGACCGATGAAACCGCAGCTACTACGGTTATTCAAACTCAAACAGATGTAAAGGATACCACAGGGGACAAACTCTGTTCTGTTTCCGGTGTCTGTCCGATTACCGGAGGAAGTGCAAACGGAACCAGAGCGCACTTTAGAACTTGGGCTGAAAACAGAGGCGGTGGGAAAGCTGCTAATGATGCGGCTTCGGCTCAGTGGAGTCAGATGTATGCCGATGCTCATTCAGGACTTCAATTACTTTATCTGACTGAATACGCTTCCTTCTATTCTCAAAGTGTTTTGGGATATGGAATTGCGGCTGTTGAAGATTGGGAAGAATATAATGATAATAATCCTATTGTCAAAACAGGGAATGGTAATGCTATCGGAAATGCCTCTGGAAACACGGCGACTTCTGCAATTACTACCTGTGCAGGGGCGACAAGTGTCTATCTGAAATATCGTGGAATTGAGAACCTTTACGGGCATATTTGGAAATTCGTTGATGGATATAAGGTTAATAACAATATTCCTTATTTATGTAACAACTTCGCAAACTTCTCTGATGCTGAAAACACAGACAACTATACCCGTCCCACGGATATAAATGGTACAGCTATTACCATGCACAATGCCGGTGGTTATCAGGGAACACTTGAATTGACCGGCAGAGCTTTTATGCCTGCGTCTTTAACTGGCGGAGATGCAACACATAAAATCACAGATTACTATGCTCAGAATGTTAATTGGCGTGTGGTGCTTTCGGGCGGCGGTGCGAAGGCTGCCGCGAATGGTGGGATGTTCAATCTGTATATGTCTTTTCCTTTGCCGGCTCTCCTTCGGCAATTCGGGGGCCGGCTTGTGTTAAGAAAATAATGTGTAAAAGAGAAAAATAAATTTAAAGAAAATAAGGAGGAGGATATGAGAGTAAAACACGGTTCAGATACATATCCAGAAACAATTATCAAGAGTGCAGGTAAAACACAGGTGCGCTATGATATTGAAGAAACCGAATTTACAGAAATGGACGGAACCAAAAGGACTTGTTACGACTTTTCCTATGTCGCCATTGAAGGGGAACTGACAAGGGCTAAAATCATTGATGCGATTATTACTGATGAAATTGGAAGTAAGGATGCTGAAATTGCCCTCATCAACAATGAATTAGCCAGTCCCGGCACAGAGGAATATGCGGCGTATCAGGCATTAAGAATACATGCTAAAGAAGTAGCTACCGAGGTGCTACAGTGAAACCATACTTACTCTTCTACACTGATAACGTCCCTTCTGGCTCTGCCGGATGCTGCCAGTATTGGGTTGAGGTGGAATATGAGGAAGAGGCGGGTGGTTGGACTCATATCACAAAAGTAAACGGCATAGCCTCCGCAAACATAGCAAAGATAAACGGCATAGCCGTAGCGAATATAGCGAAAGTAAACGGGATAGCGGTTTAAAAATGAATAAAACTGATTTAGAAAAAAAATATTGGAGTGTTGACGAAATAAAAAAAGAACCCGGTGCTGTCAAGAGATATGATGATGTAATCATTTGCCCTGAAGGATACGGGTATCAGGTAACTGCTAAAAAACGCTTGCGACAATTTGACTTAAACTGGAGAATGTAATGACCGCCCTAGAATTAATTACAGCCTCAAGAGCTTTACTAGACGAATCAACGGCAGCGTTATTTTCTGATGCGGAGATTCTTATGTGGATAAACGCTGGTGAGAGGGATATTGCTTATAAGACAGGGTGTCTTGAATCAATCAGTGAGTTGACCACGACAGAAGATGTTAGATACGTTGCTTTTACCGGAATTAAGGTTAACGCCGTAGAGTTAGTTGAAAGTGGCTCTACAACCGTTCTTGTTGGCGGAGATGTAAACTACAAAGACACAAGTGATAATGTGTGGAAAGACACGACAGATGTTGTATGGAAAGATTATGAAAGAAATGTAACTATTCCGTATGCTCCGCAATCTACTTTGAGAATTACACCACATCATTTCGGGCATATTAAATTGAGGGGTGAAACCAAACCGCAATATTGGGTGCAGTGGGGAAATTATATTTTGATAGAACCTATCCCCAATGATGCTTATACATTAAACGCTTATCTTTCAATTTACCCGACAGACCAAATGTCGGATAACGCAGATGTACCAGAAATACCGTATGAATTCCACGAGGCGATTGTTCCGTATGTTGCAATGATGGGAAAACTAAAAGCACAACTATATACAGAAGCGGCTTTTAAATATGCCGAATATACAATTCTTTTACAGGAATTAATTGACAAACACATACGGCGTATTCCTGCTAGAACTTTAGATATAAGAGTACCCGATGAAGTGAGGACAAGATAATGTCAGCCTATGTCCACAACTGGACTGCGATTATGGCGCAAGCTAGAGCATTAATTAGAGAGTCGAGCGCAAGTTTTTGGACTGACGCTTTGCTATTAGTTTACGCTAATGAAGGAATAAAGGCTATCGCATGGAGGGTTGGCGGATATAGAACATTTACTACCGTAACCACAACTGCTTTAACGAGATTAGTTTCCTTTACCGGATATAAGTGTTTGGCAGTAGAATATGATGAAAAAGCCTTAATTAAGATTACTCCTCTACAATTAGGGCATGTTCCTTTAGATGGGATTTATCCGCAATATTGGTTTGAGTTTGGAAATTATATCGGGATAGAGCCTGTCCCACCTGAAGTTTACACGCTTACAGTTTATCTTGCATCTATTCCTACTGATATGACTACTGGCGCAAGTGTACCTTCTGTACCGTATGCGTTTTGTGGAATGTTGACTTACTACATAGCGGCGAGAGCGTTGGAACAGGATAGAAGATTTGACGCTTCGGCGCAATTAATGGACATTTTTAATAATGACCTCGATTTCTTATCAATGGCACTTTTACCAAACATTCCTAATGGAATAGAAGATGTGAGATTTCGTTGATGGCTAAAGACATATTACAATATCAATTACCAAAACTAAATCCGCAGATCAGAACTGCGCCTAATGTTGAATATGAACTAAAGGGTCTTCCTCTTGACGGTAAGTTGGTTACATCAACGAATCCGTTATTGATTGGTAAAAACTTTAGAACCATGACTAACATGAGATATGAAGATAATCACCCCTCTTCAATAATGGGAATGACTAAAATCAATACTTCGGCTTTAGACACGTATCGCAAAGTGCGTTCAGCTTATCATTTCGAGAAATCATTCCACGCGGAAAGTCACTTATTAATGCAAGCATATACAGGGCAAACGGCTGGAGGGATAACGTATTCGGGGGTGGCGTGCCTCTCTAACACCATACCAAATACCGGAAACGTAAATGAAGTAATGTATCTTGACGTTGCACCTGCTACTGCTTGGGCAATAGGTGATACGGTTACTGGTGTAACAAGTTTAAAAACATGCACCATAATCAAAAAACTATCAACCACTTCTTATGTTGTGACTGGTCGTAGCGGAACATACACAGATGGCGAGGTGCTCACTAACGGTTCTGTAACAGCCAACCAAGGCGCGGGTTATCCTACGTTTACGCAAGTTTCTATGTGGACTGATTCTTCCGGTGCAGGAACTGGAATGTTTGCTGGGATTTCTAACGGTCAAGTAGTTTACGCTAACGGAGTTGATGTATGTATTTGGGGCGGTTTTGAACAGAGATGTGCAGCTATTATCTCAAGCACCGCTACGCTAACAGACTCAGATTCAACGCCGACAAACCCGCAAGACCTGACTGTTGCTCTTGGAAATGATTTAGAAACTGAGGGAAACATATTCACGGTTGGTGGCTCAAGCACGTTAAAATTCTATGCACAATTTAATGGAACTAATAACAGCACCGACCCATTTACAGAAACAGTAGGAAAACATACAGTTACTCCGACTAACGGTGCAAAACTATCAACTACCCAAAAGAAGTTTGGTGTGTCGTCAGGATATTGTGATGGAACAAATGATTACTTTGCGACAGCTGACCACGCAGACTTTAGTTTTAGCACCGCCCCAATGACCATAAGCTTTCAGCATTACCAAGAAACAATCACCGAAGATAAGACCTATGGTATAATCGGTCAGCGTGCCGATGCTAACAATTATTGGTATGTAAAATTAGGTTATAATACTATTAATAATACCGTTTTTCCAATGGTATATTTTAAAGAAGTAGTTGGTGGTGTTACAAAGGCGGATTACACTTTTGTCTCCGAATTAACTTTTAATGCTGCTGGTTGGCATCATTATGAAATAGGACGTAGGGGAACTACGATGTATGCTTTTCGTGATGGTGCTGTCATGGCTAAAACTGAGACAACTGCTGTTGGGGGTAAAGCTTTAGGTGCTGTTACTGCTGACCTTACGATAGGGCTTGCTGGTGGAACATATTTAGAGGGCTATATAGATGAAGTAGCAATCTGGAAAGGTGAATTGCTTCATAGTTCAGCATTTACTCCGCCGACAGCACCGTACCAATCAAAAGTATCGCCTTATTTATTAATTGGAACTACTCGCCCAGCGGAAGGTTTCAAGTTCTATTTGGAAACAGTTAATTCTACTGCAAGCACAGCAACGGTTAAAACATTTAACGGAGCTTCATGGGTAACACTAACCGCTACTGATTTTACATCAGCCAAGGGTGTAACCCTAGCACAAGACGGGAGTATTATCTTTGATTCAACTGTAGGAGTTTCAAAACAGAAATACATCGAAGGTTACTACTTATTCTGGTATTTGGTATCTCTTTCTGCCGGAACTGCTACGATTTCACACATAACCGCAGACCTTCCGTTTCAGAACATAATAGATGTTTGGGACGGAAATTTCAGGGATATAGCTGCTGCTTATAAAGTTGTTGGTGCGGCGGTAACAGATATTACTTTAAATGTAAGTAATTACAGTAGTTATATAGAAAGCGACACAGGGTCGTATGCTGACCTAAATTTACTCGCAAGTACGAGCTATCTTGAAGTCGGATTCACTTCCAAACAAACTGCTTTATATGTAGCTGTCCCAGATAATTATACTAATTCTAGTGCCGCAACAGTTTCAGTATACGCGTGGGACGGATTCAGTTACAAAAGTGTTTCTAGTGTTTCAGACGGAACTTTATCAGACGGAAAGTCCCTTGCACGTTCTGGAGTTATAGCGTGGACTAATGCCGACATAGGCGCAGAGCAAAAGAAAACAGTTGCTGGAAGCTTCCCATTATATTTTTATAAAATTCAGTGGTCAGCGGCACTTTGGGCTGTTTCTGGAGGGGTGCGAATTTATTATATCGGTGGAATACCAACTTCAAACGATATTACAAATTACAGTTTTGGGATAATGGCTGCCGACAGATTAATGCTCGGATGTAACAATTCCTATTCCAAGAACTCTTTGATTATTTCCGCACAGGATAGACCGGAGGTTTTTAACGGAACTGACACACAGGCGATTACATTTGGACAAGATGATGCGTTGATGTGTGGGGCGCATGTATTTGCACAGTATTCGTCCAATATCTATAATATTGTTTTAATGTTTAAGGCTAAGGAAACGTGGATATTACAATGGAATCAATCTTCGTCTGGGGTTTCGTGGAGCAGGTTCTGTATTTCTCCGAATATCGGTTGCCCTGCGCCTAGAACGCTATGCACAGCATCGGTTATCTTTGAGAAGAATCTGATGCAAGCGAAGTCAGTGGCTATTTGGAGAGCGCATGACGGGATTTATATATCAAACGGTCAGTCACCATTAAAGGTTTCTGAAGATATAAAAGACGTATTTGACCCTAATTCGACTACCAAAGTGAACACATCTATGGTTGCCAACGAATACTCTTTTATAGATGAACACCGTCTTGAATATCATTGGTGTTGGGCTTCCGGTTCTAGTACGACCTTAGATAAGGAATATGTTCTCGACCTTAATACATGGCAGTGGTTTACAATAGACCGTGGCTCTGGAAAATATTTACAGTGTGGCGTAAAGGTTGCCGACACTTACGGAACTAAATACACTTATGGATTTATTGACACTGGGTATATTGAAAGGCTTGAGTACGGTACTACACTAGACGGCTCTGATATTACAAGCACGCTTCAATTCGGTGAAATGATTCCGATAGAAGGAAACCTCATGGTCTATACCATGCTTGAAATGGCTAATCTAATCTGTATCAAGAAAGCCACAAATTCTACCGTAACCATGACCGTGTATCTTGACGGACTCACATCAGGGACTGACTATACATTTACTATATCTGATTCAACTCATGCTTATGCAAATGTTATGAAAGATATATTTTCTGCACCGGCTATATTCTATGGAATAAAGTTAGTGCATGTGTCTAACGCTGAAACAAAGGGCTTTGAGCCATTGGCGTTGACATTCTACTACCAAAAGAAACGTGCCCATACACGATAGGAGGAAGCTATGGAAGGAATGATTCAATATCGGAATAAAAGGAATAGAGCAACGCCTTGGCTGAACCAATACTATGCCACGTCCGGTAATGTTCCAAGTGAGAACGCCTTGAATGAAATAATTCAAGCTGAACTTGCTCAGGCATATCAGGACAGGATGCGCCAGCAGGCACTTGCTTTCCAGCGTGAGCGGTTTGAAGCGCAGAAAAAAGCATGGGAAGATGCTCGTGAGGATAGGCAGGAACAAATGCTATGGGGTGGTCTTGGGCAATTAGGAACTGCGGCTATCGGAGCACTAGGCAAAGAAGGGCTTGGAAAGATATGGGATTGGGGTTCTGAAAAAGTCGGGCAAGGTGCTGATTACGTGAAAGGTGCTTTGGGGTTTGGAACTCCGGTAGACCATGCCGCCATTACCGAACAACGTTTAAATGATTTCTATAATAATCCAACAGAGGGAATTTCTAATACAGCTAATTGGAACGAACTTGTAAGAAGCAATCCGACACAGTTTAACGATGCGTCAGCATTTAATAGCAATACGCCAGTTACAACATCTACGCCTGTCGGAAGGAGAGTTGCGACACCTGTCAGTAATAGGGGTGCGATTCCTACAAGACAGAGTGTAACGCCTCCGGTTAGTATGGGGGAAATAGCTACACCGCCAGTAAGAAGTGCAATACAGTTTAATCCTGCGCCGAAACCGAAGGATATTTCTTGGTATGATTATGAAACACTACAGGCAGAAAAGTCAGGAATGTTACCAAGTTTACAAACATGGGTTAGTGGCTTAAACGCTAATCCACGTGAAGGGCTTATGACCGAGGCTAGAAATCAGGCAATAAACGCTACTAAAGGTTATCAAGGTATTGAGTTATCTAAAAAATATAATGCTCTTTTCAATCAATACCTTTCACGCGGAATGTCAGAGCCAAGTGCCAGATATTTGGCAAAAAGAGATTTAGGATTGGAGTAAGACTATGGCTGGAACTAAAACAAACGTACAAAAAAGTCCAAGTGTAAATACAGGGGTAAATCTATATCCAAGGTATCAAGCACCGCAGGATATGTCATATATGAAAATGTACACAGCGGCAAATCCTTCAGCTATGGCACTACCTTCAGCTACTGAAGATTTTATGGATATGCTTATTCAGAGTCAGCTACAGTCTAGAGCTGAATATCTTCCAAAAGCGGCACAGTTAAGGCTTGAAGAAGAAATGCGTATGGCTGAAGAACTTGAACGCCAGAGACAGATAGAAGATATGGAAGAAGCGCAAGTAGCGCAAAATCTTACCAAAGCTGGTATGGCGGGTATGCAGTTGCTTAAAGATACTGGAGCCGGTGGGTATATAATGGAAAACGCTCCTAGAATAATCGGGGCAATTCCTGAAGCAGTAGGGCAAGCAGGTGGAATGGTTCGCAACGCTTTAGGTATGGAATCAGAACCCATGATGCAACCGACACCAATGATGGAACAAACACCGTTAATGGAATCAGAGCCAATGCCTAGCGCACCTTCCGGTGGAACTGAAGAAATAGCTCCGGGGATTTCACAAGAAGTAGCTGCACAATCTGCAACGCCAATCGAAGGAGAAATGACTGCGCCCGAAGCGGCAGTAAACCTTCCCGGCTCTCAACCAATGACACCAGAACAAGTTTCCAATGAAGCATTAAGGTTTAAAGACCTGATGCTAAAAACACAAAAAGCCGCTGAACTAGCAAAATATCACGCTGAACTAGCAAAATATCACGGCATAGAAGATGAAATAATGAGTGGCGAGGAGGGGAACGAAGGACTCGCAATGGCGTACATGAAACAATTCCAAGAAGGACTGGAAGCACTTCATAGCAGAGAAGCTAATCTGACAAAGGGCTATTATAATTCAATGATGAGTAATCCCTATATTTATGACGCTTCCGGTAATATATCACTTAATCCGACAGTTCCTTATAGTACGGGTTTAGCACCACAGTTCACAGCAAAAACAGAAGATGAAATAATGAGTGGGGGTGATGGTGGTGTTAGTTCAGGATGGGGTGGAACTGGCACAAAGGCAGTAGGTTTCTTGCAAGGGTTAGATAAAATCATACGGCAAGGCGATACATCACCACAATCAATCTTGGGGACAACGGTAAGCGGCGCAAATTTAGGATATGACCTATTGGGTAAAGCTGGAGCTATTGACCCAACATCCACGTTGGGACAAGGGGTCGGCGGTGCATTAGCTGCCGTAAATGTTTTACCAGCGGCTTACAATACTTATGAAAACTTTGCTTCTGGTGATATCGGGAAAGGTATTGGTAGTGGGCTTCAAACCGGCATGGCGGCGGTTGGCGCATTACAGGCAGCCGCACCGTCCGTAGCTTCAAGTTTAATTCCTAAGGCAGTTACAGACGCTGTTTCTTCAGCCATACCTTACGCAACAGCTTTAGGAGCTTTAAGGTTATCAGGGATGGGCTTAAAGGCACTTGGCGGAAATAACCCTAGTAATGAACTATACAAACTGGGTAATGTAATTGACTATATTTTTGATCCTGTAGGTGTGGTTTTAGATATTCTTGGAACTTGGATTTGCACAGCGACTAAAAAACATTCTAAACTTAGCGCAGAAGAAGAAGCTGTGATGGAAGAACTTGCTAATTATGCTCATGCTAACCATAAAGGTTGGATGATGGCATATTTAATACATGGACAAAAGCTCACAAACGCAATCGAAGAACGGGAAGAAAACCTTAAAGAGTTTTATGATAATGTCCGTGAGATTTTAGTCAAACCAGTAGTAAGTGTATTTAAAGACAATCCTGAACAGGCATTTCAGATTTACTTTTTAGTAGTTAAGTTATTGTGTGCTAAGTATATGCCTGATTTTGAGGTGAAGGAGGAAACAGATGGCGATAGGTAATATAGTAGGCGGTATCGCACATGGTGTTGATAGAGGGATAGACACAGTATCTAATATTCAGGATATGTGGGCTAGGCAAGACCAGACAAAACTTCGTGATATGGAAATGCAACGGCTTAAACAGCCCTTTGACCATACTTCGCTTCCCTTATACACCGAACTTGATGACGTAGGAAGAGCGAGGGTTGATAAAGCCTTTTCGAGTCTTCCAAAAGAATGGCAGGGAACGCAGGGCGGAGCTACGATGGTTTTAAAAAACCTTGTGTCTGATACTGCAATGCTTGACTCATTTGAAAAAGCAACTATACGGCAAGCTCAGCTAGGTGTTATTAACGCACAAAATCAATTTGAACAGGCTCGTGTAAGCGGTGACGCAATGGCAATGCGAGAAGCACAGGCTAATCTTCAGGCACAATTAGCAAAAACACAGACTATGGCGGAAAAAATAGACGGACTGAAAAAAAGTGCGGAGATAGCCAATATCCTTCAAAACATGAATCCGGCACAGAAGCGCGATTTAGAACTAATCGCAAAAACAGGTGGTATCCCAGCAGTTAGTCAAGCTTTGTTAAAAATGCTTGAACAACGCTCAAAAGTTATTCCTGCGGGTGGGGCTATGATGGTTGATGGACAGCTTGTCAAAAATCCTAAAACCTTTAGTCCTAACAGTGGTGTGGATAATGTTGAAAAAACCGTAAAACGATTAAAGGATTTCGCTAATAGAAACTATGACCCTGAACAACACCGTGAAGAAATATTAAAAGTTGAGGCTCTTATATCTAAGTTAAGAAACGGTGAAATAAGCCCTGACATGATTAAATTTCCAACGGAAGTAAATGAAGAGGGGCGGTTAGTGCATAAATCCTCATTACAGAAACAAAAAAGTAGATTTACGATAGAGGAAGAATAGTGCCTACTTATAGGGTAACAGATAGCGTTACGGGAAAAACACTGAAGCTTACGGGTGATTCTGCTCCTACCGAGCAGGAGCTTGTTGATATTTTTAAATCCTATACGCCTAATAAGAAGCGTGATTTTATTACACCTGCCAAACAGACTGCTGAAACAGTAGCCGCACTTGTTACTGGTGGAACATCATGGATTCCAGCTGGGCTGTCTATGGGATTACCCACAATAGAAAAACACGGAATATCGTTTATTCCTAGGTCAATGGAAGAACTTGAGAAACGCTCTGAACGTGCGCTTAAAATTCAGGAAAAACTTACTTATCAGCCCAAAGATAAAGCGGCGCAAAGAGCCGTTGAAATAATAGCTAAACCGATAACCTATCTTCCCGAAAAAGGCAAAGAAAAAGCAGAACATTTCAGAAAGTTAGGTGACGAAGCATACGAGAATGGCGACATAAAAACAGCGAAAATGTATTGGGCTTTAGGTGGAGTTACGGAATTTGCTGGCGAGGCATCACCGTTTCTAATTCCCGCAGGCGTAGGCAAGGGCGTGAAGGGAATAAAGACAAAGGTTAATAAGTTTAAAGCACAGTTTGAAGAACCGCTTGGATTAACTAAACGCACAGCCGTTGAACAAGTGCCGGAAGCCAAAACAAGTGCTGTTATACCGGAAGAAACAAAGACTAAATCTCCTGAATTAAAAACACAGGAAAAAGTTACAGAAAGCAAACTATCGCAAGAACCAAGTGGCGTTGAGAGTGAAGTTGATAAAACAAAAGAGATTAAACCTTCTACACCCGAAGACCCCTTTATCGCCGAAGCCCGGAAGTATAAGACGGCAGAGGAGTTTATTGAGGCGCAGGGGAAAACCGTTTATCACGGCACACCAAGTAAAGAACTAAACTTTGGAGAACAGCCAATAGGAAACCAACTGCCTTTTGGAGTTCATTTTCAAGAACATATCCCCGTTGCAAAAAGATTTGCTGATGGGACGACAAAAGTTAAGCCAACTGGGAATGAAGGAACTATTTATGAAAGCATAATGCCGAAAAACCCCCTTAACATAGATAAAGGTTTATTTTACGAAGGAACAAAAGAGTTTGCCATTTTAAAAGAAATTGCTGAAAAAAGTAAAATTAAAGATAGTAAGTACATTATTGAATATAAAGGCAAGGTTGCCATTGACCCTATGTCAATTTTTTGGAAACGAGGGCAACAAGCGAAACTAGATGTTATAAAAGACGTTCTGACAAAGAATGGTTATGACCAAGCAATCGTTTATGGCATGAAAGGAACGGTTGACCCACTTGGCGTTGGCGCACCACACTATACTCCTGCTGTTGCTATATTGGATAAAAGTTTAATCAAAACTAAATCCGAACTCACCGACATCTGGAACAAGGCACAGGAAGGCGGTAGTGGAACACCAAAAGGCGGGACACCAGAAACACCTAAATCCCCACAAACTAAACCGGCCAAGGCTGCACTTGATATTAACAAGAAACTTGCCGAAAAAGGGTTAGAACAATTACCGCCGGAAGAATTAGCACAATATCCGACAATAAAACAAAATGATATTGTTCAAAAAGTAGTTGATGCTTTAACTACGGACGAAAAAGCAATTATTGACGCATCTCTCGGTAAGCGACCTTTTCCAGAAGATGTCCACCCACAGGTAGCATTTAATACTGTTGAAAAACTAGCCAATAGCAGGGGGGATATTGACTTATTGTTGGCACTTGAAAAAAGCCCTGTCGCTACGCAGCGAAGCCTTATGGCACAGGGATTAGGCGCAAGTGCTTGGAATAAATTAAGAGGCTCATTTGTTGAAAAACTCAAAACTATAAGACGCGAAAGGGAGAAGCAGATTAAAGCTGACCCTGAAAAAGTAACCAAGGCAAAGCGACAAATACACGAGGAAACCAAAAAAGTATTATTAAACGTAGAGGAATTATCATGGAACAAATTCCTAAAAGATATAGTTTGTTGATGTTAAAGGTATAATGATATATGAAACCATTTTGCTTACCGCCTGCCAAAGTAATGGAATTTAAAAAGGCGTTGAAAAACGAAGAAATTAAGATTGCTGATTTGATTAATGCCGATTCAGCTACACGGACAGAAATATTGCGAAAATACGCAGGTAATCTTGCACCTGAAGTGAACCTGTTATTTGAGAAGAAATTAGTTCTTAAAAACAGAATCAGGGGAATAAAGAATTGGGCTAGAAAAGTCGGTGAAATGGGCAGATACAGCCCGAAGGGGAAAGCGGCTTTTGAAAAGAAACTAGCCGAATATAAAGAGGCGCAGAACGAAAGAATATTTAACCCAAAAGAAAACGAAGCATTTTTAAATGACTTGGCTGATTCAAAAATGGGAACTCATATCACTAGGGAAGAAGCCAAACAGCTTTTTGACCTTACCAAGAGGTCAGAAAATCTGCGAAAAGGGTTTGATGATATAAAAGAAGAGTGGCGTTCCGATAAAGAACGGCTAGAATATGGTGCGGCTAAAGTTTTAGAAGAAAAGTATTTTAATGCGTTACAAAGCGAGGAATTAACCATACCGGAAATGCTTAGAAAGAGATACAGTGAATTTAAGGGAACATGGAAAGAAAACAAACCGAAGGCAGTTACAGACGTTGTTAGTGATTTTATAAAAGAAGTTGTTGATACCTCAATATCTATGGTTGCGTCAGTGGATAATAGTTTTCTCGGAAGACAGGGGCTTGTAACGCTTCAGACGCACCCGTCAGCTTGGGCAACTGCCGCCAGAAAATCATTTACTGATATTTTCACCGTTCTTACTAAAAAGAACGGGCGTGAAATGGCGATAGACGCTGCTATGGCAGATGTGTATTCAAGACCTAATTATTTGAACGGAAGCTATGAAAGGGCTAAGTTAATACCTAAACACGAAGAACAATTTCCGACTTCTATTCCCGGCAGAGCTCCTGTGTTAGGCAGACCGTTTAAGGCTTCTGAAGTAGCATTTTCAAATTCTGCTATCAGAATGAGAACAGACTTATTTGATTTACTATCCGAAACCGCTAAACGAAACGGTAGAGATGTTTTAGCACCGGAATTTATAGACTCTGTTGGGAAGTTAGTTAATTCAGCAACGGCAAGGGGTAGTTTTGGAAAATACGAACATGCCGCACCAGTCTTAAAGCTTGTGTTGTGGGCTCCGAAAATGATGAAAGGGCATATTGACGTTCTTACAGCGCACATGGGTGGGGCAGGACTAAAAGACCCCTTTGCGGCAAGACAAGCCAAAATAAACCTTGCTAAGATAGTGGGCGAAACCGCAGCAATCGCCGCAATTATTAACGCTCTTGACCCCGGAAGCGTTGAAATAAATCCTACGTCCACTGATTTCATGCGTTACAGAAGAGGCGACACTAGATTTGATTTAACTGGTGGATTTGGTTCGTATGTAACGCTAGGAGCTAGGTTTATAGCAACATTCGCCGGACAACCCATTAAATCCGCAACCGGAAAGTATATATATCTAGCTGAAGAAGGTTACAAAGCAAGAAACCTTTTTGATGTTGGAACTGATTTTCTTGTGAATAAAACCCACCCTGTTTCAAGGGCGGCAATAGATAAAATGAAAGGTAAAACCTTTAAGGGTAAAAAGCCCACCGCCGGAACATTAGCGTATAACATAGCAACACCAATTGCTATCCAGAACTTTGTTGATATGTATTGGGAAGAAGGAAATAAAGATGAGGCGGCGGAGTTTCTTGCGGCACTAGCTGATGTGTTTGGTATCGGAGCTAATACATACAGTTATAATAAGGGCACACAAAAACCATTTGGAAAAACAACTAAGGATAAACCATTTCCATGAATACTATTAAACAGGAGATAAAATAATGGACGGTTCGGGATTGTTAAAATATCAAAGCCCTGCTACGGTTCAGGCGATAGAAGAACAAAAAGAAAAGGAATTGGAAGCTGAACGCAACCCGGTTCTTGAGGAAATGATTTCTTCGTTATCAAGGCACGTTGATAAGCAGTGGCAGAACGCTCGTGAGGCTAAAAAACCGATAGAAGAAGCCATGATGAGAGCTACCCGCCAACGCAAAGGTGAGTATGAACCGACTAAGCTTGCTCAAATCAAAGAAGCCAATCAGCCCGAAATATTTATGAACATTACGGACACGAAATGCCGTAATGCGATTGCTTGGGTAAAGGACATTCTCTTACGGCAGGGCGAAAGAATATTTGCCGTTTACCCCACCGAACTTCCCGATTTGCCGCCTGAAATAGTAAACAAGATTCAGCAAAGCGTTGTGCAGGACTACATCCAAAACGCGGTAATGGAAGTTCAGCAAACCGGACAAATGGTTGACGTAAATTCTATGCGTAACCTGATGGTTCAAAAATCCGATGAAATAAAAGAGACTGTTAAAAAAGAAATTAATCGGATTGCCGCTAAACTCGCAGATGAACTTGGCGACAAGATACACGATGACTGGCAGCAGGGTGGATTCTACAAAGCCCTTGAGGGCGTTATAGACGACATTATTAACCTGAAAGCCGGAATAATGAAGGGTATTGTCTTCAGGAAAGAACGTGTCTTTAAAAACGTGCTTTCGCCTGAAGGCGTAATGACCAAAAAGGTTGATGAAAAAGTTATTCCCCAATGGGAGAGACGTTCACCGTGGTTTATTTTCCCCTCTCCGAGAGCAACCGAAGTTGATAATGGATACTTGATTGATGTTATCCCCCTAAGACCGAAACAGTTATATAACCTCATCGGCGTTGACGGTTATGACGCTAAAGCGATAAGAAACGTTTTAAGAGAATTTCGTGAAGGTGGCTTAAAAAATGATTGGTTGGGACTATCAGAAGAATTTAAGCTAGGGACTTCTTACACGCCTCCAGATGAAAGCTCCGGTTATCCTGATGAATTTATTTACGCTATTGAATTATGGGACGATATTCCCGGTGAGTTATTGCGTGAATGGGGACTAAAGGAAATAGAAGATGACGATGAAGAATACAGCGCAGTAGTCTGGAAAATAGGAAACCACGTTATAAGAGCTATGCTGAATTATGATGTGCGTGGGCGGAAGCCTTTTAGCAAGACTTCTTTTCAGAATGTAAATGATTCTTTTTGGGGCGAGTGTGTTCCGGAAAAAATTGAAGATTGCCAACAGGTTTGCAATGCTTGTGCGAGGAGTATTCTTGCCAATATTGGAATGGGTGCGTTACCGCAGGTAGAATTAAATATAGACAGAATCCCGCCCGGTGCTTCTAAAACAATATGGCCGGGGAAGATTTGGGAAGCAACTGAAGACCAAATGGCAAGCGGTAGCAAGGCGGTTAATTTCTTTCAGCCCGTTATGGTGACAGAGAAGTTAATGAACACCTATGGTGTGTTCTCAAAGATAGCAGACGAGCACTCTGGTGTTCCGGCCTATGCTCATGGTGACTCACAAGTCGGTGGAGCTGGGAACACGGCTTCGGGGCTTCAGCAATTAATAATGATGGCTTCTCGCGGAATAAAATCAGTTGTTAGAAACGTAGATATTGATATTATCATTCCATCGCTTGAAAGACACTACGATTATTTGCTTGATAACCAACAGGTGTTTGGATTAGTAGGTGATTATAATTTGGTTGCTAGGGGAACTGCCGCTGTTCTCGCTAAAGAGCAACTCGCAAGCCGTAAGATTGAGTTTATGGCTAATACCGCAAACCCGATTGATGTCGGTATTATCGGTCAGGAAAACAGACGGAAAATGTTATTTGAAGTAGCAAAGACTTTGGGAATAGAACTTGATGAGAAAGAACTACCCCCGCCGATGCAACAGCTACCGCAAGGCGCACCACCGCCAGAAAATCAGCAGACGCTTGATGCCGCAGGTAATCCGGCGCAGGGCGTGGATAATAGGCAGTTTAATCAGGAAGCACCTGTGCAGATGATGAAATACGGTGGCAAGCTAAAGAAAGGTGAAGTTGCGATAGTTGGTGAAGAAGCTCCCGAAGTTGTTTCTAATGTAAATGGTGAAACAGTGGTCACACCGATTGACCCGAAAATTCTAGGAACAGGGACAGCGAGATTAACCGCAGAAGAAATTATAAAACGGAAAAAACAAAACCAAGCCATAATGGAAGAATTATTTGAGGATAATAAATGAAAAAACCAGACGATGACATTATAAGAAGCATTAGTGCTTTAAGCGAAAACCAGTTTTGGAAAATACTTGTGCAGTGGTTTAGGGATTCTCTATATGAACAAGCTATCGCCAATGCACACTTAACAGGGGAATTGGCAATTAAGGGACAAGGTAAAGTATTAGAACTAGAAACTTTACTAAAATGTATAGACAATAATAGAGAAAATTTAAAGGCAATCAGAGGAGATAAATAAATGCAAAACATTGTAGAATTAAAAAGTGTATCAGAGTTACTCCAGTATTTTACTGGAACGGTAACTACAACAGAGGCAAGTAAGAAATACGCATGTGCCAATATTGGTGCGGGACTTACGGTTGGCGACATAGTTCTTGTTGCTGGTATGGCAGAATCCGCTTCTAACGGTGAAAAAACAATCACGGAAATTGCAAGTGATGATAGTTATATTATCGTGTCAGAGGCGATAGGAACAGGCGAGAATAACAAAGCAGGCGTAACTCTTAATCAAGTATATTATACGGCATGGGAAGATGCCCACTTCTATTCTTACATAACTGGGACTGGTTATGTTGTGGGGGCAAATACTACCGTTACGCAGCAGTTTAGGTATAATAGCGACGGTAATACCGTGTCTGCGACTGCTCAAACGCTTACCGCAGGAACAGCCGCCGCAATTACCGCAGTAGCAGTTCCGACATATCAGTGGCGGTGCAGGGTTGCCAATGCAGGATCAGCGGATTTAACGGTTTGTGAAGTACGCTTATTCGGGATTGCGCCGTAAACATGGCTAGATTAACACATTCAAAAGGAGGAAA